CAACTACAATGTCACCTGTACCATTCCATCCATTGAATATGGCAGCATCGACGGGTACGGCTGGAATACCTGTTCCGATATCACATATCATAAATAATGGTGGGGCAATAGGACCACTTAAAGCAGGGTTATTAGCAGCATTTACTAATCCACCAGCACCAACACCATTTGGGATTCCAGTGGCTACAAAATTAGTAGCAGCATTTACTGCTCACTTAGCAACAGTGGGTGGATTACAAACTGAAGCGGTAACAAGTGGTACACCTGCAACACCAGTTCCACTTGGACCGATAGGACAACCTTGGGTTGGGATGGTGTAAAAAGAAAGTTTTTAATATTTATATATAAAGCAGAAATTATGAAAGCAAAAGATTTAGCACAATTATTGGAAGTAATCGTAAGAAAGGTAGTTCGAGAAGAACTAAAACCTATGCTTAAAGAGATAAAGAATTCTCAAAAACCGATTATAAAAGAAATAAAATCTAAAAAGGTTAAAGTAGACCCATTAGATATTAATGTAGAAGAGATAGTAGCAGCAGATAGAAAAGTATCTAAACCAAAATCATATGTTAAAAATCCAATCTTAAATGAGATGTTAAACGAAACGCATGAAAGTGGTGAGTGGAGAACCTTAAATGAAAACCCATACACAGCCAATCAGGCGCAAGGATTTATGCAAGGTGGTGCAACAACGGCACCAACCCAAGATATAGATGGTAGACCTATAGATACAAACAATGAAACTGTAGCAAATGTTATGGGTTCTATAACAAAAGATTATTCTCAATTGATGAAAGCGATTGATAAGAAAAAGGGAAGGTAATAAATGGCTAAGGAAAGAAAAACATTTTTCTATAATCCAATAGATTTTAAACCTGATGTTGCTGTTGGTGTAAAGTTACCATTTGGTAAACCCAATGGTTTATTCGCTCAAAGTTTTACAACAGAAGAGCAAGCAGTATCTAATTTAAAAAATTTATTATTGACTAGAAAAGGTGAACGACCATTCCAACCATTGTTTGGTTCGGATGTGTATCAACAACTTTTCGAAAACATAGATATTAACTTAGAAGATAGAATTTCAGATACACTATCTGAAGATATCAAATTTTGGTTGCCTTATATAGTTATTGACAACATAGATATAGAAACAGAACCTGATAGAAATTTTATTAGAATACAATTAAGGTTTAGAGTTACAGAGCAAGGTGCAAACCAACAAATAATATTATTTTATGATTCAGCTGGAACTACAATAGAATAGGTTTAAGATATGGCAAACAAAAAGAAATCAGATTTAGTACAAAAGGATGTATCGTTAATCGGTAGAGATTTTGGTGAGTTTAGAAAAAACTTAGTTGAGTTTTCTAAAAACTACTTTCCAAATACTTTCAATGATTTTAACGAATCATCTCCTGGTATGATGTTTATGGAAATGGCATCATATGTAGGTGATGTCTTATCATTCTATACAGATACACAGCTTAGAGAATCATTACTAAGTACGGCAGAAGAAAATGTAAACTTATTTAACATTGTAAACTCATTAGGATACAAACCAAAAAACATTATACCAGCATCCGTAACTATGGATGTATTTCAATTAGTACCAGCAACTGGTACTGGTGATAATGTAAGACCTGATTTTGATTATGCTATGACATTAAGTGAAGGTATGGTAGTTGGTTCAACTGAAAGTTCAAATGTAGAATTCACAACGGTATCTTCGGTTGATTTTTCATTCTCATCATCATTTAGTCCAACAGAAGTATCAGTTTATCAAATAGATGAAAACACAAATTTACCTGTTTACTACTTACTAAAGAAACAAGTAAAAGCTACTAGTGGTAAAGAAGAAGTAAAAACATTTGAGTTTGGTTCACCAAAGATTTATGATAAGATTAAAATAGTAGCTGATAATTTAATTAGAGTAAAGAACATAACTGATTCCGATGGTGATACTTGGACAAGAGTTCCATACTTAGCGCAAGATACTGTATTCGAACAAATCGATAACAATGAGGATAACTCAACATACTTACATCAGTATAGTGGTGATACTCCTTACTTATTAGAGTTAAATAGAGTTCCTAAAAGATATGTAACAAAGTTTGAAGATGATGGAGTTTTAAATATTTGTTTTGGTGCAGGTATATCTTCAAATGCAGATGAAGAAATCATCCCTAATCCTGATAATGTGGGTTCAGCACTTTATACAGAACATCAAAATTTAGATTCATCATTAGACCCATCTAACTTCTTATACACAAAAACATATGGAGTAGCTCCACAAAATACAACACTAACTGTTACATATTTGGTTGGTAATGGTATTGAAGATAA